TTGCAGCGACGCTTAGATTTGCCGTCCCATTGCTCGTCGTCGTGCTCGTCACGCTGTTCGGGCCGGCTGCGCCTGCTGGGCCAGTTGCTCCAGTAGATCCAGTCGCACCCGCCGGCCCTCTGGCAACGGTAATCTCCACATTGGCGACCTGCCCTGTCTGAGTAATGCTCAGATTCATGTTCGGGCCTGTCTGACTGATTTCAACGCTCATATGAGTGGTGTTATTGTATTTCCTAGGATAAGCTGGAAGGTGTCACTGATCGTTCGATATGTCTGCTTCGCGATCAAATCAATCTCGTAACATGGACTTTCTAAATCGTCGGTCGAATAAACAATATCCACGCCACCATCTGAGATCACCGGGTTGAGGTCGATTGTCGTGCAGCATTTGTTTTTTGCACGCATCGCACTCGACACTTCCCATGTTCCGTCGAGAACGATGGGATCGCCGTTTGAGTCCTTGAAGATGGCGCGAATGATTAAAGACTCGCCGCGTTTTAGGTAGATGGATTCCATTATGCTGTTTTCCCGCAGGCTACGATTGATACCAGTGATGTCGATGCTGACGTGATCGTGAAAGTCTGCAATGCCGCGTTGGCGTCAGGTGCGAGGAATTGGATCGACGCCTTGGCTGGCAATGCCACATTCGTCATCGTCGAGGATGTGTCGATTTCGATGGTGCCGCCAGATTCGTTTTTGATCAAGAATCCACCGACTTTGTTGCTCGCGATTGCCGTGAGCGTGTTGCCCTCGAAATCTTTGCCGTCAGCGTCTGGAGCGTAAACGCCAGCCGTGAGAACGCCTGATGTGGTGTTGGCTGATGTTGCTGCCGTGGTAATGCCGCTAGCCGTTCCAGTTGCAAGGGCGATGTTCAAGGTCGAGTCATTAGCTGGATATGTAGGCACCGACTCAGATCCGACTGTGTAAGTCGCGAGCGGTTTGCGGGTCAGGATGATCGAAGTTGATGTGCCGCTCACGCTGAATCTTTCAGCAATGGTCGTGTTGGCTGCAAGCGCAGTGCGAACTTTGCCAGCCCATACTGCGGCGGTGTCGCCGTTGGCAACTGCCACGCTCAACACTAGTGGGCTGCCAGTCATGCCGTCAGAAGTCACTGTGACCGAAGCGTTGCCTGCAGCGGAAACCGTGCCTGCTGCGGTCGCGGTTTCAACCTGTGCAGTGCCAGCCGTCCAAGCCGTGCTGCCAGTCTTGTCATTGGTGGCGAGAGCAAGAACAAAGGATGATCCAGATCCGACGACCAGAGCCTGAGCAGCGTAGCCGGTGTCGACGCCAGAAATCAGCGTGTTGGCGCTTGGTGCTCCGATGGTGACGTCATTGCTTACCAGTGCGGAAGTTGGAGTGGCGACCATGCGAAGTCCCGTGAAGACGCGAGTTTGAGTGATTGTCATACATGATAACGAGCCTTGTCAAACGAGCATGGAAAAGAATGCTTCTTGGTATTTCACTCTGGTTGATCGATCTTCATCGCACCCGAGATGCACCACGCAGCAATCAGATTGATTTTCATACGTCGATGCCTTGCGAGCCGTCCCGACTGGATGCATGTAAATGTCGTTCGGAAATGCTTTTCTTGCGATCCATGAAATGACCTTATCCTCCTTTGTTGTATTACACTTGCATGACTCGCTGACCATCAATTCGATGATTGCTCTGCGGCTTAGTGTGTAGCCAATGCCGAGCACGTTGTGGGGATTCTGCGACCACTGAATGCCGCTGAGGGCGTGCGTCTTTTCAAAGAGATATGGCGCAATATGCCACGAGTCGGCATCGATCTTTGCGACATAATCAGCACCAGTCGAATACATCGCTTGTAAGATGTCTGGCGAAATAAAGCCAGTGTTCCATCGCAGCGCCGTAGTGCATGGCAATGATGTGATTGGCGGATTCTTCGCGCATGGCGCAATGAACAATTCCGCGTCTTGGTAAACCGATTTCAAGTTCTTCTCTAAGCGTGGAAGCAATACCGAATCCGCGCTGTCACAGCAAATGATGATCGCTTTAGTCATGGCATCGAAGATGGGCAGTCGCACACGTCCTGATATTCCTCGTTGCCAGTGCTCACTATAAGACCATTCACCCATACGATTTGCCACGCGATGTTTCCGTCAACATCTCTGAGTGTCCTGCTTCCTGATGCGCCATTGCCGTCGAATGATACGATTCTCGTTCCGTCGTATCTTATTTCTTCAGCCAGTCCGCTCTCGGTATCAACCTGCAGAGCCGCATACTTGAAATTATCCATCAAGTCTCTCGCTGACAGCTGGTATGGATAGCCTGCACCGTTGACTGGCGGCGGCAGCTTTACTTTTTCTTCAAAGTCTACTGGTAGTTTCATGCTATTTCTGGGTAACTAAACGCAGCTCTATTCATGAGCACCTCGTATTCTGTGAATTTCCCAAAGTTCCGTTGCGCTATGATCTCTGGTTTGGGATCGATCAGCTTGAATGGCACGACGTAGGTCGTTACGCCATCGGAAAACTCAGCATCATAAGATCTTACGGTGCCGTAATACTCTGAAATGACGTCAGTCTCCGTGACACCAGTGAAGATCCTGTCCGCGTAGCCCTCATAGATCACAGCGAACGGATCTGAAATCGACTCGTCCAGCGTGAAGTCATCACTTGTCACGACCTCGCCAAGCATCTTGACGATTGTATTTGTCGTATTCACAATTATGACGGAAATGTTCGCCACGAAATCCCCGACAACATCAGTGACTCGAATCGGGATCGTCTGCTGTGCGCGTGAAATCTCCCTAGGCTGGTCGGTAGTCCTGCCGTATCCGCTGCATTGATACTTGGTGAACCCAGTTCCGTCTCTGCTTTCTTGCATGTCTGGGAAGATGTAAACCCCATCAATAGCCGGGGTATCATCTTGACCCGGCATTAGGGCGCCATATGCAAGCTGTAGCCTGTGCTCTACCTCATTGCCTGCTTTGCCGATGTAGAGTTGATCAATGCGTATCAGTCCGCTCGGGAAGGCGGTGATGTTTCGATCACCAGTTCTTATTAGTTGATTTGGTGTTTTTTCGTAAATTGTCATAATGCCAAAGCGTGTGTTGGTAACTTGGTTTCGATCTTAGCCAGAATCTCCCTGATCATCTTGACAGTCGTCAGCATGATGTCTTCTTTGGGCTGCTTGTCATCCTCCTCCTCGTCAGGCTTTTTCTCTTTCTCATCGGCTTTCTTCTTCGCCTCAGCCTCAGCCTTCTTGCGCTCTTCCTCTTCCGCGATCTCCTTTCTCTTTTTAAGAATGTCCTCCATGATCTCCTTGAGCGATTTGCGAAACGTATCGATGCCCATATCTTTTGCAATGTCGCGGATGTTCCGACGATCCTTCACGCCGTCTTTGATTCGCACGAGTTCCTCCAACTGCTTCATTGCGATCTTCTCAATCGTCTTCTGGGCGGCGCCGAATTGATTGCGGAACAAACGCATTTCAAATTGCTCATCAAGCGCTTTGTTGCCTTTTTTCAGCTTGGCTTCCTCTAGCTTCTTCTGCATCAATTGAATGTTGTCAAGCTCCTTGACCTTTTCAACGATGACTCCAACATTGTCTGCGGTGTTCTTGATAGATTTGTCAATGTACTCCGCAGTCTTCTTCATTGGCTCAAAAGGCTTGCTCATTAGTGCCTCTTTACCAAAGTTCATGAAATTATCCTTAAACTCACTCATTAGGCTGTCAGCCTTCTTGATGTCGGTTTCGGCTTGCTTTGCCAGTAGCTTTGCTTGATCCGCAGTTGTATCAAAAAGAGGTTTGACGGTTTTCGCGCTTGCCTCGAATCCTTCTCCGAATGCCTTGCCTGCATCCGATAAAGTTCCTCCGAGATCTCGGAATGAGTTTTGCATCGTGTTCTGATGGTTGCTCATTCTTCTCTCTACGTTGCTGAGATTTTCAGAAGCGTTTTGATAAAGCGAGTCAAATGCTGTTCCACCGATGCCAGGTATTTCTCTCATCATGTTCATCACCCCGAGCAGTGCTCGGCCGATGCTCATTTCGATGGTGTCACCAAGAATGAAAAATGTATTCTTGAGCAATGATGTGACCGCACTGCCTGGTCCGAATATGTCAGCAAGAAAAGCCTTGATGCCTCCCATCGTTGCTATGAAGTTCTCATGGACGCTGTTCATTGTTAGCTTGAATTGCAGCTTTGCCGAAGTCATGGCCAGATCCCATGCGGTGGAGAAGTCACCCATATTCATCGCGTCAAGAGCACTAGAGAATCCACTCATGGCTTCTTGACCTCCAACGAAAATATCCGCGATCCGCTGACCAATAGCAGCAGCATCAACGCGAGCAAGCGCCCTAGTGATGGCCTCGATTGCTGGAATCGTTCGATCAAGAATACCGGCTGCAAGCTCGGTGAACTTGCCTTTGACCACATTGATTTTGTCCGAAACGGCGTCGAATGATCCATTGTTGCGATCCATTACGCCAATCATCGTTCCAAGCTCTCCCCTTGCGTTGGCGATTTCACCAGAGAAGTCTGAGAACAATGGCAGCAAAGCCCCGCCAGATTTGCCGAAAATTTGCATCGCTGCCGCAGCACGCTCGGTGGGATCTTGGATGTTCGCAATCTTTTCAGCGAACATTTGCATTTGTTCTGTTGGAGTCTTTCCAGCTAGCTCGCCATAAGAGATGCCAAGCGCATGAATGATCTCCATATTTTTAGATCCTTCTACGCTGGCGTCAGCCATGAACTTTTGGAGCTTGTTGATCGATGCACCGACTTTATCAGCGCCAATGCCCGTGTTATCAAAAGCACGCTCCAGCATCAGAATGTTGCCAGCCGTCTCACCAGTCCTGCCGGAAAGATCGCTCAGACGACCACCCATGTCGAGAGCCTCTGTGAACTTGTCGAATGTTCCTGTCAGCGTGTTGAATACACCAGTTACGGCGCCGAATCCGGCCGCTAATGACGCCCCTGCCGCGACGATTGTCCCAAAGCTAATCTTGATGCCTTTAGATGACTTGTCCGTAGTTTCCGCCATCTTTTCCGTCTGCTTGTCGATCTCCTTGATGTGAGCGACAAGTCCCTGATCGATGGCTTCAAAAGTGGTGGTAACTTTACTCATTATCTGCTGGCTCTGGGTTGAAATTGTTTTTTGCTGCTTTGCTCGTCATAAGCTGTGCCTGCTTGACCATCTTGTCGCGTACTCTGGCCATCGCTGTGAACTGCTGATTTTCTGGTAGAATTTTAGATGTCCACGGCACGTTGTTTGTCATTGTGATGAATGGGTTTTCGGCATAAGTCCCGTCGATGATCGATCCGTTTGATGTGTGTTTTTTCGATTTGGCGAATGCTGGGATGCCTCGTTCTGGATCTCCGGCAACGCCTCCGATTTGCCGAGCGCAGTCCGACCATCCTGCCTTGCTGTAACCGACTCTCTTCTGAACTTCTTTGATGTATTTCTGCATCGCGTCGGGAGAAATAAACATTTGTTTCGGTGGCGAAAATGATCGACCAGACCTCGGACTTCGATGCTCTTTGTGCAATGGAGGCTTCATTGCATTCGTAGTCATTTGATACTCTTGAACCATTCCGACATTCTTGAAGACTTTCCCCAGATCTTCAAGCTTGCCAGCATTCAACAATTTTTGAAGCTTTCCCTTTAGCTTTTCATCGTTCGTTTTATCGATCACGATTTGTAGTCCTCTGTTGTCGCGAAACACTTTCTTCGTGTCGTTATCGACCGCATTGTCGCCGAGCTTTTTGGCTGATTTGCTTTCACCACCTAGCGAAAATGGCTGAGTTCGGTTTGCCAACTCAACTGCCAAAAGCCTGGCGTGTCTCCTCACAAGCGTGGGCAGCGTGATCTTTGAGAATGCTTTGAAATTCTCAATAATCTCCTGCAAGTCCTTCGTGTCTGATGTGATCTTTACCGCCATTCCTTATTACATTAAAGGCATTGTCAATTAAATCAACATCGCCACGGCTGAGGTTAAATCCACGCTCGCGCGAGATGCCATCCTTGAGCGCCTGCGCGTCCACGATTTGAAGTCCGAGAGCAATCGGCACTTCATCCATGATCTCATGGTAGCCCCATCCTGTCGCGGCTGCTAGTTGGTGAATGTAAGCAGCGACCCAGATGGGGGTGGCTAGTTTTTTGAGCCGTCGCCTTTGTATGGGTGTCCGCCGTTTGTCATGGCTGCAGCATACTCCTCGAATGCTGCATTCATAGCTTCAGCCAGTGGCTCCATGTCGTGGTGATGCTTGAAATTCTCATCCATCCATTCATCGACAGCTTCTAAGAATTTCGCCTTGTCATTGACGACCTCGCTGATTCTCTCGCGACTTGCAGAATGCAAGAACCCGAATGCTGCCGTCTTTTGGAAGATGTCGCATCCCTCATCGTCAAGCGCTCCGTTGCGCTTCATCTGTGACAGCGTGCGAACCGTTAGCGGTCGCAGATCCAGCTTGTTGATTTTTTCGATGCCTTTTGTGGCTCCGCGTGCCAACACTTCTTCATCGGTAAGGATGTCTTCTTGCTTTTGCTTTCTCATAGGTATGGTTTGAATGAATCTCTTTGTTCCTTTGTGGCGTCTTCGCGAATCGCGATTGCGCGGCCGTTTCTGGAAATCACCACGTTACGCGGCGTGTTGCGAATCAATCCGATCAGCTGATCGCGATTCTGCAATGCAACGCGCATATAGTTGATCGGATTCTCTGGGTCTTTCTCCATCAACTCGGATGATCCCTTGGTCATACTACGGAACACGTCTTGCGCTCTGACTCCATCGGAATTCTTTGGCTCAAACCAAAATACGGTAGATTCCACGCCGTCCTCTCTGACTGTGCGAGTGACTGGCGGGGTTAGTAACTCAAAGCCCATCGTGACCAATGCGGTCGCGGCTTTGAGATTTGTCGTGTGAAACATTTCTTTATGCATGATGTATTTGCCGCCTATTCAAGCCCGACGGCAGGGTTGCCATGCTGTTAAGCAGTCATTGTTTCGCCGTATTGAGTGGCTGAAACTGAAACCTTTTTGAACTCGCCTTGCGCGTGCGACTCATTAACGGAATCCACGATGATCGTGCCACCAGTCAAGCCGTAGCCGTCGGTTGCATTGGCAAGAGTCAGCAGGGCAGCGACTTCGTATGTGGTCGTGCCATTGATGAATCCATCAAGCGTGATTGCGGCGGTCAGTCCGCTGTGAGCGACTGCGACAACTTCATTGCCAGCGTCGCGAACCTCGGTCTTCACGGATGAAACATTGCGAGAAAAGTTTGTCAAAACGATTCCAGTTTCGTTCGTCAAAACGAAAACAAGATCAGCGGCTGATGCGGTAGTGTAAACTGTTGGTGCGGCCATATATTATGGCTGCTTTGTCAAATTCACGATATGCCGTTTCGCGTGACGATGCATTGCGCGGTGTAAACCGTGTCGATCAGTGAATCAGACCAGTCCTGCGATGATCCTTGATAAATCCAGTTGAAGATTACCAATCCGGATTCACTGCCTAAATCCAGCATGATATTCGGATTTTGAAGCGCCTGCTCGATCGCGTCGTTGTTCGCGTCAAGCTGCTCTTGCTCGATGTCGCCGACGTGATTTCTGTAAAGGATCGCGACTTGGCAGACAATCACATTCCAGAGAGCTTGAGAATGAGCATTCTCACTGGGTATCTCGACTGCAATCGTGGGAAGCACTGCCTCATCCAGTCGCTTGGCGTCGATCACCTCGATGTTGGCGTCTGGCTTATGGTTCGACAAGTGCTCGATGAGCAGCGCCTTCAATCTTTTCTGAATGTTCATTTTGTCGCGTCTGTGAGGATAAAGTGAATTGCTACGGTGCCGATTCTGACTTGAGAGATTCTGTATGCGCTGCCGTCAACAGTGCATCGACGATTGACCAGTGTCTTCGGTGTGGTGACGTCCTCTGGCTGCGCCACGGCGATCAGATCGAACTCATTGGCCAATCCGATTTCTCCGCCTTGAGTTGACTTCGTGACGTCATCAATGACCACTTCAAATGTCTGGCCGTCAACCGTCATCGTTACGGTTCCCAAGATTGAATCAACCTCATCAAGTGCGCTCAATAGAAAGCTGTCAATGTCGCTCATACATTAAGTCGGATTGTCAATCATTCCGGCGCGAGCGTTGTTGAAGCGTCGTGCCGGTAGTAATGCAAGACGGCATCAATGTGCAAAGCTGACTTGATTCTCTTTCTTGCTTGGACGCACCATGCCAAGTCCTCGCCGTAGTTAACGCTGAGGAACTGGCATCCTTGAACCTTGTCACGCCTCCAAGCGCAAACGTGCCACGGTGCGCGAAGCGTGACTCCCCCGGGATTGAATACCGCGTCTGGGTTGTTGATCCCAAAATGAATCTCGCTTTGCAGTCCGTTGTATGTGCTGCCTTGCCGGAACGTAATCACGTCAGGCTTGCGCTCGATAGCGGACAGCAAGCGGGTAACGTAATCATCCGAAACGTCGTCATCATCGTCCACAAAAGCGATGTATTCGCCAAGCGCGATGTCCACCAATGCTTGACGCTTCTCTCCAATGCTGCGCTTGCGGTTGTCGGAAAAGATGAGGTGCTCAACCTCATTATTGCCGATCTGCTTTTCGATCTTTTCGACTAGCTTTGAGAGTTGTTTTTCCCTGCTTGGAACTGTCGGTGTCAGTATGCTTAGTTTCATTTTTTCGGAATATGTTGTCGTAATTGTTTCGATATGCGTCGCCTTTTACTGGCCTTGGTGAATCTCCTTTTCCTGCGCTCATTGATTGTCTTGTTTCGGTGTTCTCACCCAGCATCTTCCGACTGTTAAAAAGTCCATGCCGGATGTTTTGACTGCCTCATTCACAGAATCGACATCAATGTCGTGACCTGCGAAAAATCCGTCTTGCTTCAGCTTTGGCAACCATGCCGCGATGTCAGCTTTGACGGAATCGAAATCGTGAGCGCCATCGATGAAAATGCCGTCGATCTCGCCATCGGTGAACTGCTCCGCTGCCTTCACGCTTTCCATTTCGACGATCTGAATCATGTGAGCAACTCCAGCACGTTCGATGTTATCCTTGAATTGCGCAATGATGCTTCCGCCCGAATGCTCTACATACGCTTGCTGGTCTGCCTTGTCTGGCTCGCCTTTCCATGTATCGACGCAATACAGGGTTGCATTCTTGCCCATGCTCTGCAATTCCTGCGCTAGCGTGATGATGCTCTGCCCTAGCCATGTTCCGACTTCGACGAACTTGCCGCCGTCTGGTAGTGCTTCAGCAAGCGCAAAGTAGAGATTCTGGAAGTCGCACCATCCATGCACCTGCGATGGAGTTAGCTTGCCAGCCATGAGCAAATCGAATGTCTTCTTGCCGCGTCGGTAGTTCACATCGCTATTGCTGCGAACGTAAGTCTCGTCCCATTCTCCTTTGCCGAAAATCGGGTGATTGTGATTGAAGACAAGTCGATCACGCGCATCAATCACCACGCCATCAGCGAATGCCTTGTGTGAGAACCACGTGTCCGAATACATAGAGAAGAACTCTGGGTGATATAGGTATCCTTGCTCCTCGTATCGTTTACGGGTCAAGATCGACATGCAGAGAAGGTCATCCTTCCGATTGCCGTCGCTGACTGCGAGCACCTTCGATTCGCTGATGTCTCCAAGCTCCGCGAGGATCAATTCGTCCCATCCCATCGGTGGCTCAAAGTCATCAGAGACTTGCACCAAGACCTCGCCACGGCTTTTCTTCGCCGCTGCGTTCCATGCTCCTACGCATCCACCAGATAAAACGATTGTATGATTTGCCAAGCATAGCGGCAGGCTTGCTTCGTCATCATGATCAATGGCAAAGATGTGCTCAATCGCGTCGGGATTCTTGGCACGTCTCAACCATTCTTTTCGGCATAGCCACGCCTTGTGTGGTCTGCCTCTGGTAGCGTGAAGCAGGCTAATCTTCTTGCCTTGCTTGATGAAGTAATTCGTCTCCAGAATATCCGCTTCCTCGATGGCGCCATTTGCGCGTAACGACATACCCCTGAGCGAGATGCCAAGCGAGCCATAGTATGGACGGCGAAGATTCCACGGTGGATTCTGTGGCATGTCCTGCGCAAGCATCGCCTTTGTGAGTCCGAGCGCCTTCTCTGGCTCAATGGTCAGCAGCGCGAGAGCAAGCTCTCCGTATGCTTCGCGTCGATTCGGATCTGTCATCAGCGCCTGGCTCAACATTGTGAGTCGCGTCTGGATGTCATCAGTGAGTTGGGCCAACTGAAAGAATGCTTCATACTTCTCATTCTTGCCGCCTTCTTCATCACGCACGAAATCAATCGCTGCCATGGTTGCGTCATCGCGTCGATCAAGAGCAATCAGTGATTGCATTCGATGGAACTTCTGCGAGATGCTGCGCTCATCTTCTGGAATGCTTTCGATGATCCGAAGGTTGCGTTCATCCCGTGAACTGTGTCGCGGCTCGCTTGCATGGACGATCTGCGCGTGATCGACCACGACGGCTTTGTGATCATCTTTCAATTTGAAGCATTCATGGATTGGGTTGACCCATTGCCCGGATCCTTTGCGCCAGATTCGTTCGCGAGTATTGATGACGCCATCCTCCGGCACGACGTAGGGCATGAGAACGCAATCGACATCCTTGCTTTGAATGTCATTGATCAACAGCTTGATTTGCTCAATCGAGTCGGCGCTGATGACGTCATCGGTATCGGCCCACATCACCCATTCATTGCTTGCCATGTCACAGGCTTGATTCCGCGCTGCTCCGAAATTATCACAGTGCGGCCAGTCGTGAGTGTTGAAATACTCGGAAATGCGAACGCCTCGCTTTTCGCAGATCTCCAAAGTTCTATCAGCCTTCTGATTTCCAATCGCTCGGACCGCGATGATCTCGTCGGCCAGCGGTTGAAAGTGATCTAGGAAGCGTCCAATGATGTTCTCAACATTGCCGACAATAATGCATAAACTGATTTTCATGATATATAAAAAAGCGCACCGTGCGTGAACACGATGCGCTTTGAACTACGAAACGTCAACCAGAAAAATTATGGCTTGGTCGCCAGAGCCAGACCCAAGGTCAAGCCGGTAGCCATACCGTAAAGGCACTCCAGAGCGATGTAGTGAACACCAGCGGCCTCATTGTAGCTGCGGCGCAGACCCATCACGATGCCGGAAGGATCAGCAACACGCTCAACAGCGAGGTATGCCTCAGGAGCTTGTGGAGCCAAGTAGCGCATTGCAACGCTGATCGAGTCAGGGTGAGCAGCGAAGGCGACCAAAGAGGTGGAAGCGGTGGGCAGCAAGTTGGTTTCGTATGGAGTGAAACCGACCAGCTTGCGACCGAGCGAACCATCGCGAGCGGCGAGATTGTCACCCATTGCGTAGGCTTGTAGCACGTTGGAAGAACCAAGCAAAGCAGCGCCAACGATCGGGTTGAACAGAACACTGCACTCGTCGATGTTGACGTTGTTTTGTGCAAGTTTCGAACGAAGTGCGATGATCTGTGCCAAGGTGTAGTTGGCTTCAGCAGTGGTCACGGTAGCGGCTCCGAAGTTGGCGGTGGTCACCAGCTTGAAGATGTTCTCCAAAACCTTAGCACCCAGAGCGCGACCAGCTTGTGCGGCCATGGCGTCGATGCGAGCGGCCGAGCTGTTAGCGAACTGAAGATCGGTAACGTCAACCGAAATCACGTTGTGCTGATTCAGGTTTACGGTGTTGTGCGTCACAGCGCCGCCAGCGGTCTGGTAGTTAGCAGTCGAAGCGTTGAAGGTGGTAGCAGTCAGTGCGCTGATTTGAGGCACAAGGATCGCGTCACCTTTGCCGCGTGCGTCAGAACTGAAGTCACGGGAAAAAGAGTTGATTGGTGCAAGAACGGCCGTGAAAGCCCGAAGTGCTTCTTGCGCGAAAATGGTGTCGTTGAATGATAGTGTGGACATGATTACTTAATGAGTTGAGATTTGATTTCCATTTGATGTTGGTTGTAATACTTGGTTTTTTCCTCAGGAGAAAGCGAGGACATGACAGAAACGTGATCGACTGGAGCGGAATCGTTGTTGAGATTGACCGGCTCGGAATGTCCAGCGGTAGCCAAAAGCTCAGATGCTTTGATTGCCGCCTTGGCATCAACGTCGAGAACTTCTTTTTCAAGCTCTGCAATCTTAGCTTCAAGCTCAGAGGCTTTAGCTTCGAACTCGGTCACCTTGGCTTCAGCCTCGGACAGCTTGAAGGCGATTTGCACTTTGTCCTCGATTTGAGTTTGCAACTCTTTGATCTGATCAAGAGCGGTAGTAAGCTCGGCACGAATGCTTTCGTTTTCGATGAGTTGCGCTTCGATCTGCGCGACCTGATCATTGTTCGGGAAAAGTTTGGCGAGAATGGACATATTACTTTGCGCGTTGTCAAATTTCACGATCTCATCAGCGAACTTGCGCTCGACTGATTCCTTGGCTCCCATCCAAGTTTCCTTCTTCATCATCTCGCGCATCTCCTCTGGTGACGATCCTGTGCGCTTTGCGTAGATCTCGGAAATCTCCTGCGAAATTTCTTCAAGATTCTTCGCAGCTCTGGCGTGATCCTCGCTGTCACCACTGACGGTTTGCGATGCCTCATGAATCATGATTCTTCCGTTCTCAACAATGCGAACCGTATCGGCGGCCATGAGAATCACGCTGCCCATAGATGCCGCTAAATTGTTCACGGTGGCGATAACCTTGACGCCGCGGCTTCTCATCTGCATCAGTGAGTTGTAAACGCGGTAGCCATCAAGAACGCTTCCGCCGGGAGAGTTGATCTCGATCTCCAGTGTTTCAAGCGCATCATCAGCGGAACATTGAAAGCCACCGATGGCGAGATTCTCCGCAACTGCCTTGTTGCCGTATTGCTTTTCGATCTCCTCGATCAAGCCGTCAGCACTCCACGGAGTGACTGCATCATTCAGCTTGACCTTACCGATTTTGTTGGTGATTTGAATTTGCATCTTACCTTCGCTTGGATTGTCAATTTGCCTTTGCTTTTCGTTTGCCCATGATTGTCCCGCATCGCCGCCCCAGAGTGCCCACGCGATGCGGCCAGCTGATGGATAGCCTTCTTCTCCCGGCTTGAATCCTTGACCCTCTTTGTCAACTTCATGCCGAGCGAAGTAGCTGACCATTCGGTTGATCGTGTCTGGCGATAAGTTCCTGCGATTGCTGATGTCACGAGCGCGTGCGACTCCCACCTCGGTGCCGCCTCGGTTGTATTCCTCGCGCCATGCAAGCCCTCGGCTGGCCTCTTCCGCCATGGCTTCTGTCGGTGTAAAGTCGATTGGCATATTGTCGGAATTATTGCACAAGTTCCTGCTGATTGTCTGGATCAGGCTGATCGTTCGGCGTCATCATGGCGATCTCGCGCGAGTCGATCTTCACGCCGTATTTCTTCTCAACCTCTGCTGTGATGATCTGTCTCAGCGCGGCTTCTTCTGCCTTCGCTCTGACAACGTCAGTATAATTCTTGCCCATCGCGGCAGTGATGTCCTCGGCTGATTTGAACCCGAGCTTGTAAGCAGATTCTAGCTCCTTCATCACGCGACCATCGTCGATAGTGAGTTTCGGAGGTGTAGAGAACTCCCACTTGTACCAATCCGCAGATGCCGGTAAGTCACCACGCTTCTGCGCCTTGGCGATGGCGTAAGACACGATCCGCTTTGCCGCGTAGAAAAGCAGGTCTTGCCTGTCTTCGATAGCTCGCTGTGCCATCGCGATCTCAGTGCGCTGCGCTGTTCCGCCGCCGGCGCCGTGACCATTGTAAAATGCGTATGGCCAGTTTAAGCCAGAGTAAGCGGATTTTAAAAGTCTGTCGTGAAACTCTAAGAATGGATTGCCGGGTCGATTGTTGACAAGCGTCTCGATCTTGCCGCCGCTGTTTGATTTGAAATAACGCACCGTGCCGCCGTCCATGCTTTCAACGACCATATTTGGCGATGTCGCTGGGCATCCTCCGAGAAGCATGTTGCGCGGATCATCGGTGTCCGATGCGCCTTTGTCGTTGTATTCGATTAGACTGATACTGCTCATCTGCATCATTGCCAAGCGTTCCCACTCGGTCGATTGGATGATGTCTCGGCAGTCGTTGATGCAGTGCGTCAGCCCTGTGAGTCCGCGACCCTGATATTGCCATTCTGGATCAAACAAGTGTATCATGTTTGATGCTGGGATCCACTCCGACAAGTTGCCGTCTTTGTCGCAGAATGCGTATTCTTTTGGCGCTCCGCTTGGGTAGTAGATAATCCCATCGCGTAGCTCGCCGCCACGCATTGGCTCGTTTGCCATGCCAAGTGGAGTAGCGATTCGATGCGAAGGAATGCCCTGATAAAGCGGGTAACCGTTCTTCGTTTCTGTCAGCAGGATAAATATTTCGCCATCAACATCGATGCTCGAAGACCATGTGAAAATGTTTGTCTTGAAATCGTGCATTCCGCCGCGTGTGTCACCGATGGCGTAGAAACCATTTACTAGCCATTCAGTCGCTAGTCTTCCGAACTCGGTATCGGTGCCGCGAAATTGCGGCATGAATGCCCTTCCGACAGAATACATCGAACGCTGATTGATCGCATTCTTGATCGGGCCAAAGTTGATGTAGATGCGTCGGGCATGACTCATCAAAGTGACGCGATCGCGCTCAGGAATCAGGTCGTAAATGTCCTTCTTTTCCGTCGGCTCCCACGGGCGATGGCCTCGGTGCTGTGCTGCCCTTGCTGCGTTGTACTGATACTGCCTGCCGTATTGGTCGAGAATAGCCATCAAAGTGTGGCTAATGTCAAACGAACCTGCCTAGAGTGCGAGTGTTTTGCGGGATGATTCCAAGCTCAACATAAGCCAGAGCCATCTCCATGGCTTCCATCGTGTCCATGATTGACAGTCCGACTTGCTTGCCCATCGAGACTCCATTCTTCGTGGCACTGGTCACTTTGTCCAATCCGCCATCAGCGATGCTCTGGGTGAGAAGAGCGTCGTATCTAGTCTTGAGCAAGTTGCGAAATGCTTGATTTCCCAACGCTTGCCGCGCCCATACTTTAGCCACTGATTGTGCATCCGCCATACGTTATGCTCAGATGTCAAAACCTTGGATCAGTTGCAGGTTCAAAGCCAGAACGATTTGCATGGATTCGCAGTCCCAGCCGTGGTTGTTTTGCCGGGTCTTCACCCATCGGTATTCCACCTGCTTCGTCTTCGCGTTCGTCACTTCGCGTTTCACCTCGGAGTCGATTTGTTTGACGTATTCAGGCGATACGTCGTCAGGTAAAAGCCACGCGCCAGACTTGCCAACGCGATGCGCGTAGAGAATGTCCTTGATCCGATTGCTTGACCAATGCGCGAAGCGACAAGCTCCGCCATTGGAGGATGACGCGGTGGAGAATCGTTGAAAAGGTTTCAGCTTGGTTTTGCCTTCTCGCGTCGGCCATGGGTATTCGTCTCGCGCTGACCCCTTGAGCGCCGTCCAGTTGCGCCTTGCACAGATGCCGTAAACCATGTCGGAGTTGTATCCTGAGTCCATTGCGACCATCGTCGGAGAGATCTGATACCGACGGCAAAGCTCATCCGCTTGGTCGATTGTTTCAAGCCTGCCGAATGACAAGAGCTGACTGTCACCATTTGCCTTCCACGCGCGAATGACATACCAGAAGTGATCCGCCTGCACGTCGATCGTCAGGAATCGGAATCTGATTCCGTTCACAAGTCCCTCGTCCTCGATCATCTTTCCGTCAGCGTATTCACTCATTGAGTAGCCATCACCGACCAGTTCCTTGCGGTTATCGGTCAGGTCTTCTTCCCACGATTCTGCGAGTCGCTTCTGGATGAACTGCCTCAACGGATCGGTGTTACCCTTCCTCAATGCCTCCTTCGCCTCGATCCACAGCAGCACGATTTCCCAGAGCGGCTTGCGCCAATTACAAAGCACGTTGTAGTGAAATCCGATGTGGCCCGGCAAACCTGTCACCATCGAAACATACTGAGCAGATTCAGCGAGCGCCCTGCGCTTCTGGGTGTGATCGCCGCACGTCCATGAGCACTCCTCGTTTTCGCATTTGATGTATGCCGCCTGCGCCCTCTCGATTGGCTCCTTTTCCTCGTCCTCCCAGCCTACCACGTTGCACCATTTCCACGGTTGCACGGTGCCGCATTCGGGACATGAAAAGCAGAATTCTCGTTGGTCGGACTGCTGCCACGCTTTGTCGAGATCATCACCCTTTACTCCAGCCTGTGAGAGAATGAAGAACTGACGATTCCATCTGTCGTGCAATCGGCCGCGTGCCTCGTTCAACATTCCGGCACGATACTGCCAAGCCTCATCACAGAATACCCTCCGCATGGATTTCGATTGTAGTCCGCTCAGGTTCGCGCCAGTCAGGAAAAGACTCATGTGCGGGAAAAGGATCTGCATCTTGCGCTTCTTGTGCCGATCCTCCGGCAGCAGGTTTGCGCATTCTGGCGTGTGACGAATGACGTGATCCATGCGCGTCTCCGCCCAGTCTTTCAAGTCGTCATCTGTCTGACCCACCAGCAGCGTCGGGCCAGGATCTTCCGCGATGATGTAAGCCAGACCAGACTCCATGAATGTGGTCTTGCCTGTTCCGATTGGCGCTAAGAAAACCACCTCCTTCGCGTCTGCATTGCTCAGGGTGTCGAGCGGTTCGCGTTGCCATGGTGCGTTTTCAGCTTGATACTTTGGCGTGAGTCCGTCCGCGATGACGACGCGACCACTTGCCCAGTCGCTTGGGTTGAGTCGTGCCGGCGGTGTCGCTGCGCTAAAAGCGCATCCGCACAATTCGTCAATCAGGCTGTCCATACGCTTTCTCGTATTCCTCCGACAAGTCTCGGAGAACTTCGTCGATCTTGTGCCTGATGGTTTGCTGCATCGACGCTGGAGTCATGCCTTCAAGCGCCGGAGGAAGATCGGCCTCCATTCGTAAAAGCGCCGCCTTGAATGTCGCACCGATCCGAATCATCGACTCCTTGACCAATGCCTTGGACACATACTTTCCCGCCGCTTCGCGTAGCTTGTAAGCATTGACCAATGCGTCGATCTGTGTCTTGACCGTCTGCGCTGAGTTCTTATCTGTCGCGACCGAGATCTGCCGAATGATCGTTTCGATGCCGATTTGCGTCGGGTCACTGTCATCGCCAATCTCCAGCGCCACCGCCGCGACTGGCCTCCATTCTGGTTTCAGCTCTGGCGGCAAAATTCTCGACTTGGCGATCCTGTTTTTGACCTGCTCATCGTCGAAAATATCGACACCGCACTTCTTCCAGTTGGTCAGACACTGCACGCTGCATCCGATTTCCTGTGCTCGTTCGGTAACTGTTTTCCTTTTCGGGGCGCTTTTCATCTGTCAAACGATCGTTTCATGGCAACTCATGCAAAATTGACAAGAGTGTGCGTGACTCCGTG